TTAATTATATGTTATTGTTTGACAATTATCCCAAATTGCAGTTGGGTTATCTGTTGCTTGTTGTAAATAGCTTGAGCCACTAGGACTTATTACTAATCTAGATATAGTCCATCCGGCAGTTGATGTTGGTGTGCCCAAAAAGGCTCTTCCATTGTAGTCAAATGCAGGATCTCCGGGTACAAATAAATGCTCTCTATCATATTCTATTACAGAGCCTTGTACACCTTGTACTCCCTGCGTACCTTGCGTTCCTTGTACACCCTGAGTACCTTGCGTTCCTCCTCCACCTGATCCAGCAGGTCCTTGGATTCCTATAGCTCCTTGCACACCTTGAGTACCTTGGATACCTTGTGCTCCGGATCCACCTCCGCTGTTAGCACAAAAGAAATCTACTATACCTTGTATAGCCTGTGATACATTATCATTCTGACTTACCACAGTTAAACCTTGACAGGTAAGGTCTTCTCCGTTGTATATGATACAATCAGTGTCAAATACTTCTGTGCACTTCTGTGGATTAACACATTGTGCAGGAGCCACCGGGGTATTAGTTTCTATGTATGATAATCTTGGATCATCAGTCACTACTAACGGTGCTACCTCTAAACCTGTCCTTACTGGTTTCATTTAATTTCTGTTATATCTTCTACAGTTAATTTAGCTACTGCTGCTGTTACAGTTCCGGTAGCTACCATGTATCCACCTAGTGTAACAATTGCTGCAGGAAGGCTTACAGGTAATGTTGCTATAACTCCACCTATTACACCTGCTCCAACCCCAAGTTTAATAATTTTTTTGAAAAACTTAGGAGTTTTTGCATCCCATCTTTTTTTTACTCTGTGTAACTTACTCATAATGTTGCTAATGTTATAAATGCTTTATAATCTCCTGCTGCAGTTACTACTATAGATTTAGATACTAAATATGCTGTTGGGTAAGTATCTAATAATACTTGAATAGAACCTGTTAATCCTGCTGGTGAACCTTCTTCTATATAGTATTCTGTTAAGTTAGCAGATAAATTTATATCTATTCCTTTACTTAAACCTTGCAAAACTTTTAGTTGGTATGGAAAGTTATTTCCTTGATTTCCACTATCTTTTAAATTTCCTATTGACATGTCTATTAATTTTTATTTTATCTACTTACTTCTTCCCAATCTAATGAAACGTATGCTCCTAAAGTTCCTCCTGTAGCATCAACAGCCATTTCAATAACCAATTCAAAAGCAGTTCCTGTAAAAGTATTTCTTTCAAGCTGAGTTGCAAACAATGCTTCTTTTAATATATTAATACTTGGAGAACCTTGATTGGATGAATTTATATATCCTTGTGCTAATACTCTACCACCTGTAGTTGATGTACCTGTAAGATTATATTCTACTGAGGAATCAGCTGAAGCAGGATTCCAAGCTCCACCAGTTATTGTAGCTGCCTGGACAACTCTCCAGGCATAGTTTTTACCATTACCTAATCCTAATAAAGATACAGCAGTAAGAATAACAACAGCATCTAATGTAGTAGCTTTAAGTCTTATTCCTACAATAGGATAAAATGTCCCTGCTACTGCAAAAGTTCTTGGAGTAGTAATAGGGGTACCAACTGCTTGTTGTGCACCTCTTAGTTCATAACCTCCTTCAGATAATGCAGTAGAACAAACTTGTTTTAATGTACTTGGACTAGCTGTTACTCCTGTATTAGTTATCTCATATCTAAGTGGTAATGAAGCTGTAGTAATATAAGTAGACGTAATTAAGTTAGCATGATTAAATCTATGGCATACAATAAAGTTACCATCTATAATAAAACCTACTCTTACAGTTCCTTCTCCTAGCCACTCAATATCCATGAATAAAATCTGAGCCTTAGTAATATCTAAAGTTATTCCTGATGGACCATTACCATCTAATGGATCAGCATTCCAAGAAGCTTGATTAACTACTGACTCTGTAACAATACCTGTGACTAAACTTCTTTCAACAAAACTTAAAGTAGAATTATTTAACTGAATATAAATTCCATTATCAGTACCAAAGTATCCTACTCTTTGTCTTAAGTTAGTCTGAGCAGGAGCCATTACAAATGTGTTCATTACAAGTAAGGACTTACCTGGTTGATATGACATTACTTTAAATGTTTCTCTAAGAACTTGAGATCCACTAGTTGTATTTACATTTAGGTTTACTAATCCCTCATTTGCGCTAAAAACTGCTGCACCACCACTTGCTGTAGAAGTAGCCCAGAGTCCATTGTCTTTGTATCTATGTGAAGAATCAAACAATGTTAATGGATTAGATACTCTTAGTCTACCAAATGCATCAGTAGCCATAGCATTAGTAGTAGCTGCAGTAGAGTTAATCCCATCACTAATACTTTGCAATCCTAGTAGCATTCTATACTGCCATGGGAAATTATTTCCCTGATTACCTGAATCTCTTAAGTTCCCTATTGACATAACTACATGTATTTAATATAATATAGTAAAAATATTTGACAAATACAAAAACCCCGGGCGGTTACCCAGGGTCTTTTATGAATAATTTATAATTAGTTTATTGTGTATAGTTCAAAATATATATATAAATCTCCATCCCAGTTATTAGCACCAGCTGTTGCAGGATTAGCATTATAAAGATTAAACCCTAATCCGGCTGAAGCTCCTGTAGCAATTAAATATGGAATAGCGTTATCAGTAGCAGCTTGACTGTAATATACTGAGTATTGTACATATATATTATCTCTGTTAGCAAAAGTAAGATCTAGATCTGGATTATTAATAAAAAAAGATACTGAACTACCATAAGCAGCAGCAGGAGTTAAAGGAGCAGATGATCCCATACCTAGGATATCAATAATACCACGAGAAGTATCTACTGTTACAACATCAGTAGCTGTTCTATCTAACTCATAATGCTTAGTATTACCTACATTACCTGATTGAACTGCATCAGATAATGTCATTCCATAAGTTTGGTATTGATCACCCCTGTTATTAAAGCCAACATTTGCACCTAGTGCAATTAAATCTGTGTTAGCATTATTTGCTGTGGTCTTTACAAGACCTGCTGTTTTTAAGTACAGCCAGTTTAAGATATCCATTTTTATTTATTTTTAGTTTATAAATATATATAGTATAATATACAAAAAGTTTTTTAAAAAACAAAACCCCTAGGAAAAAATCTCTAGGAGCTTTGAATGGAAGACATAAGCTTTCAAATATAATACTTATTTTATAGTATCTATTCTTTTCTGTAGATAAACTAATGCCTTCTCTAAATCTTCTTTGTACTTAGTAGGGCATTTCTTACCGGCCCGTGCTACATACTTGATAACATTGCCTAAATAGAAATCCTTATCAAGTCCCCATGCTTCTAATACATTAAAGACTTCATACTGACTTCCGGTACCACCATAATGTACAGGTCTAATAGAACTGTCTTGTGGCATTACCCTTTGAATGTCAGGTGTAGTATTGTAGTTTTTTACAGCTTTGTTACTAAATGGATCCATATCTTCATGACTTATGTTTACCATGTCAAAATAACATCTGGTTCATTAATAATCATTTTCATTCCTCCGTTGATCTCAACTCTTTCTGCTGATGATAGCGCGTATGTTGCTACATAGATCTCATCCCCGGCTACTATGTTTTTCTCTACATCAGATCCTACTGCATATACAGTAAGTTTTTTCCATAGCTTCATAGCCTCCTGCATCATTGACTCTTCATCTTTTGCTGTAAGTTCTATTACAGACTCTTTCTTTTCCGGAACATTAATCATGATCTTCTTTCCGTAGAATTCTTTAAAACCTTTCATTATATTACATTTTCATATGTTTCTAAAAATATGTGTTCTTTACATGGGTAGAACTCACCTTTAACCCCTCTTATTATATAATCATTTACTATAGCCCTGTCATTACCATCAGAAGTTTTGATATTAAGTATCTTAGAGCCATGAGTCATATAGAAATTACATGAACTGTTCATATCAAAATAATCATCAGATGTACAGCCCATGAACTCTGCTATCTCCTTGAAGTTCTCCCCGGTCCACTGTATAGCCTGAATGACTAGTGGTTTTTTTCTATAGAATCCCATGGTATATACTTCATATAATTCTCTACTGCTAACTTAGCTGCTAATACCTGAGCCACTGCTTGATCAAACAACATACTCTTCATAGGATTCTTAGCAGACTCATAGTCTTTCTTTACCTTTTCTACAATCTCAGCAAATGCATAGTTGATTTTGTACAGTTCTGTCTCTTCCTGGTTGTCAATACTGATCCCTATCAGTTGCTCACCAAAGTTAGGTATCCTAGTCTCCTTAATCACTTCATCCATATCTTGTTGGTTTTATATTTACACAAATATAGTGATAAAAAAATAAGCTCCA